ATTTTACGAAGGCCAATAACAGACGTTGGATCATTGGGTCGAATTGAAATTGTTGATGGTGGAGAAGATTTTAATGTAGGTGATTATTTGATTTTTACAGGAGGTTCAGGTTATGGTGCAAATGCTCAGATATCTGAAGTTCATTTATCCAATAATGGTATAAAATCCGTAACATTTAATGAATCGGAAAAACTAATTAAAGGCGGAGAAGGTTATACTCAAGATTCTTTACCTACAATAACTATCGACAGTACGACAGGTTCAAATTCAAATTTATATGTAAAAGAAATATTAGGAAAAGGTGTTGATGTTGACATTTTTACCACACGAATTGGATCAATCACTAAACTTAGAATTGTTAGTTATGGTTATGATTATATTCAATCACCTACTATTTCATTAAGAAATGCAGATCTTGTGGTATCAAATGTAACTCCAGGACAACTTTTTGTTTCAAACACAATAATATATCAAGGTGCATCTCTAAGTACAGCCAATTTTTCTGCTACAGTAGAAAAATATGTACCGAGCACCGGATTTTTGAGAATCTTTAATTACAAAGGAACTCTAACAGATGGGTTACAAATTTCTTCCAATACTACACCTGTAGTAACAGCAAACGTTGTTTCACAAAAATATTATGGAGATGGAAAAGCAAGAGCAACTGCAAATTTTGAAAATGGTTTAATTCGTTATCCAGGAATATACTTAAATACCGATGGTCATTTAAGTGCAGACAAAAAATTTCAAGATGATACAAAATATCACAATTACTCTTATTTAATTTCAACTCAAAATGATTATAACAAATTCAAAAAGTCAATAAATGAGATATTGCATCCTTTAGGCACAAAAACTTTTGTTAATCGAATCAACGCAAATGAAGAACAATTAACGAATACTGATATTACCGTAATAACTTTAACTAAAAAAACTTTATCAAATACCTTTAATATTGTTGCTGGATCAAACAATATGGTGGCTGTAGGATCATCGCCAAATTTAAGTGCGACTGTCAATGTTGGAGATATGGTAATATTAACTAGTCTATATAAATCTACGAATGGTACGGTAAATGTGACATCTTCTTCAAATGTTATTACCGGAAACAATACAACATTTATTAATGATTTCCAAGATGGCGATTCAATTTATATCAGTTCAGGTAATACCACAACTATTAAAACTATAACTAATTCTACTAGTTTAATCGTTAATACAACCATAAACGTTTCAGAAACCGATAAAACAATAAATCTCATTTTTGACTCAGTTAAAACTGTCACCTTTGTCAACGCAAATACCATTTTAGTGTCTGGTACTTTTGAAGTTAGTTCTAATTTAGTCACCACAATTCATCAAAAAATCGAATAAATAGACTCATGGCTTCTTTACTCACTTATCAATTCGCTACTACCTTGGCAGAAAGCATTTACAATCTTTTGGATGTAAATGCGAATTCTTATTTACCAATTAATAAAAGATCATACATTTTAGCAGTAATAGGTAAACAAACACCTTGGAATACAGGTACCGAAATTGCTCCTACTCCAGGACAATCTATTAGACAACTAAATTCTTATTATGATAGAGGTATTGTAGCTAAAAGAATATCTCAAGAAAATGCTTCGTTTGTTGTACCTAGAGTTAATTGGACTGCGAACACTCTTTATACTTTTTCATCATGCGGAGTTTGCCCAGCTGGAACTCCATTTTATGTTTTAAATTCAAAAGATCAGGTTTTTAAATGTCTTTGGAACAATGGAGGTACGAATTCAAATACTGAACCTCAATTGTCACTCTCTTCAACTTCTCTAGAAGAACCGTATTTTAAAACAGATGACGGTTATAAATGGAAATATCTTTATACTTTAACCGCACAACAAAAACAAAAGTTTTTAACACAAGATTATATGCCTGTTATTTACAATAGATTCGTTAGAGCATCCGCTGTGAATCGAAGTATAGACATTGTTAGAATAACAAATTCAGGTAATAATTATGTTGACGGAGCGACTCAAGATATCATAACAATATCTGGAGATGGTACAGGAGCAATTTTAAAAGCTAACGTAGCTAATGGAAAAATAATTGATATTATTGTTCAGAACAGAGGAGAAGATTATACGAAAGCCAATTTATCATTTACAGATGTTTCAGGTGGAATAGGAAGTGAGGCTGCAGCTGAAGTCGTTTTATCTCCGCAAAATGGTCACGGGTATGATCCAGTTGAAGAACTATATGCAAATACAATAATTTTTAATGTTGATTTTGATGGTACAGAAAATAATGTTTTTCCGGCTGAAAATGAATATAGAGAAGTATTTTTATTAAAAAATCCTTATGAATATGATACTACTGAGTTAGCTGGAGATAGCTTATACACTTTATATACATCAATTAAAGTATCAGCAGGTGTAGGAGATTTTACAAATGATGAAAAAGTTTTTCAAGGGGTAACTTTAGAAACATCAACTTTTAATGCTGATGTTATTGCTTTTGATCGTATTCAAAATTTACTTTACGTAAACAATATTGAAGGAACTCTTGAAACAAATGATCCTTTAAAAGGACATACAAGTGGTTCTATCAGAGTAGCTATAAATAAAACAAACCCTACATTAGAACTTTATAGCGGAAAAATTTTATACATTTCAGATAAAACTCCGATTACGAGAGATCTAAATCAAATGGATAGAATTAGATTTATTTTAAAATTCTAGAGGAATAAATGACAACTTTTTTTAATTACGACCCATATTTTGATGATTTTGATGAAGATAAAAATTATATGCGAGTTCTTTTTAGGCCAGGATATTCTGTTCAGGCTAGAGAGTTAACTCAACTTCAAACTACACTACAAAATCAAATTGAAAAATTTGGTAATCATGTTTTTAAAAGTGGAAGTCCAATTACAGGCGGAAAAATTTCTTTAGATGATAGAGCTTTTTATATCATATTAAATTCTCAGTATAATAACGAAGATATAGATGTTTCTTTATTTTTAGATAAAACTGTAATAAGTTATAATTCAACAAAGTTAGCGAGAGCAAAAGTTATTGCTGTTGATAACAGTACAACTAATCCTATTTTAATTTTAAAATATTTAAGTTCAGATTTTTTTAATGAAGAAGATGAAATAAAAATTTTTGGCCAAAATATTTTTGCTGAAGTTAGAAGTACTAATGCTGTAGGTAGATCATATGTAGCAAGTATTCAAGAAGGAGTTTATTATTTCAAAGGTAACTTTGTAAAAGTTGTTCCTCAATTTTTAGTAGTAGAATTATTCTATAAAATAGGTTACAATAGCGGAACTATAAACAAAAAACCAACCTATAAAATTGGTATAGAATTTGAAGAAAACATTATTGATGAAATAGATGACACATCATTGTTAGATCCCGCGCAAGGAGCGTTTAATTATCAAGCACCTGGTGCTACAAGATATAATATAACAACAAGATTATCAAAACGAACTCTTGATTCAGCAGATGAATCTTCTTTCTTTGAAGTAATTCGTTTAGTTAATGGAGTAAAAACCAAAGAGATTGATTATCCTGTTTATAGTGAAATTGAAAAAACGCTAGCAAGAAGAACTTTTGAAGAGTCTGGAAATTATACTGTTGATCCTTTTGTTATTTCTTTAGAAGAAGAAGCATATGATGCAAATAATGTTTTAGACCCTGATTCGTTTACTGCTGTTCTTGATCCAGGAAAAGCATATGTAGCTGGATATGAAGTTCAAACGATTGCGCCTACAAAATTAATCATACCTAGAGCTCGACAAACATCTAATGTTTCTGATTATGATTTACCAACAAATTATTCAAGTTATGTTGTTGCAAATACTGTGTCTGGAACTTTAGATATTTCTCAGTTTCCATTATTAGATATTCATTGTGTTCCTACAAGTGCAATCAGTATTGCAACAGAAAATCAGTATCGATCTACAAAAATTGGTACATTGCGTGCTAATATGATAAAATATAATGATTCTACTGTATCAGATGTTGGCACTACGCATACATTTTATGTACATGTTTTTGACGTTTCTTCAACTCCAATAACTGGAAATGTTTTATCTATTGGATCAACAAATACTATTATTGAGTTAGATTCGGGTTTTTCAAGTAGTGTTACAGCTAATTGTTATGCTAACATGTATTTTAGAATTACTGATGGTGCAGGAGCATCTTTAGCACCAATACTAATTATATCATCAAGTCCAGGTGATAATACAATTACATTATCAAAAGCATTACCTTTTATACCATCAGGAAATTCATTTGTTATTGAATCAGATTTTAAAGTAGCACAATCAATAGTAAAAAAAGATGATAGTTCTTTAACATTTACGTGTAATATTGACGGGGATTCAAAAAATCCAACTACTGGATATTCTTATATTAATGAACCTGCAAAAACAAGTTTAATTTTTGATACTCCTTTTGAAGCAATAAAAGAGAATAGTATTGAAAATTTAGATTTTTATACTCAAAAAACTTACTTTGATAAATTATCAGATGGTACAGGATTGATGACAATCTCAACAACAGGTACAGATACTTTTGATTTTGCTGGTTCTCCAGGAGTATTAACAGATAATCAAATATTAAATAATATTATTTGTTTCATTAGATATAATTCAACATCAAATGGAACATCTGGAATTACTCCTAATACAGTTTTAAGTTTAGCTAATAATCTTTTTACAGTAACAGCAATTAGTAATACATCAATAACAGTTGATTTTGATACTGCTGGTGTTCGAGCTGATTTTGTAATAAAAACAAAAGTTAACAATGCTGAAAATAGTTCTACTGGAGCAACAAGAGGAAAACAAATGATTCCTCTTACAACAGGAGAAAATCTGCACGCTAAAATCCCTTACAATTTAGAACCTTTAGGTGATACAATTAGTTTTGCTAACACAGGTACTGTAACTGGTTTTACGGGAGGTTTGGTTTTTGAAGATATTGGTGCAACATGGTTTGGTGATTTTGAAAATATAACAAAACTTAGAACTCCAGGTGTATCTGTAAGTTTACAAGTTCCTGATGTCTATGAAATTGTTAGAATTACTGATTCGAAATCATCAACATCAAACGTAACAACAGCAATGCTAACTAACCCAGATCATGATGTAACTAATAATTATGAGTTTGATAATGGTCAAAGAAAAACACATTATGACCACGCCTCTATAAAATTAAAAAGGGGTTATAGTTCTCCAACTGGTGGAAATATTTTAGTACAATACAAATATTTAAAACATTTAGCAGCACCATCGCCGCAAAATAAAGGATTTTTTAGTGTCGATTCGTATTTAAAAACAGGATCAAATTTTACTTACGATGAAATGTCAAAGTTTTTAAGTTCTGAAGATAACAAATTAATTTCATTAAGATCATGTTTAGATTTTAGACCAACAAGGTCCATTGCTTCAAATACTTTTTTTGGTGCTGCAAATCCTGATCCTGATGCAACAGCTGAATTATCATTTGAACACTATTTAAGTAGAATTGATAAAATTGTTGTAAAGCCATCAAAAGAATTTGCGGTAATTTCTGGAAAATCTTCTGTTTCTCCAATTCCTCCACCATCAGATTCCGATGATATGTTAATTTATACATTAACAATACCTCCATATACTGAAACTGTGAGAGATATTAATGCAGAATTCAAAAACAATAGACGTTTTACTATGAACGATATTGGAACTTTTGAAAAAAGAATT